CATCCCATGCTGCTTTTGTAGCTTGCGCTTGTGCCAATTCTTCTGCTGATAATTCAACAGTTTTTTGTTCGCCAGTTTGGACGTTTACTTCAATTCTCTGTGTCATGGTGTTTACTCATAAAGGATGTTAACAGTGCCAAGGTCAAAAGTGTCAGTTCCGTTGGCGGTAGTTATGCGAACCAAATTCAAAACTCCTGCAAGAGCAACAGAACCAGCACCACTGCCACCAGTAGCGTTGTCATTCATATTGGTAGCAGTACTCACCCAAGTATTACCAGTTATATTCGTAATGGTAATCGCACCGTTTCGCACATCCGTTGCCACATTATTGCCACTTAATGCCATGCCATTTGTTACATTGGTATAAGTACTAGTTTGCCATGCGCCTCCACCGTACCCTGATGTTGTTGGGGTTCCACCAGTACCTAATTGAGCAATTATAAAAGATGTCCCGCTAGTACTAACTCCCTTAAACATCACAGTGATACGTTTTACTGTGGACGGGATGCTGGTAAAATCAATACTTGTTCCGCTAGTAGATGCAACAGCAGTTCCGCGAGTAATAGATGCGGGTGTTGCCCAAGTAGGTGCATTCCCAGATCCAGCAGATGTTAATACCTGTCCAGATGTACCAGACGCACCAGTTAAAGTCAGCGCAGTAGTGATGTCGGCTGATTGAAGTGTCTTGTTGGTTAACGTATCGGTAGTCGCCTTGCCAACCAGCGTGTCTGTAGCCGCTGGTAGCGTAAGAGTTGTAGTTCCAGCAACAGCAGTAGCCTGCAACGTGGTAGTGCCTGACGTTGACCCTGCGAACTTAGTCGTACCAGCAAGTGTGATTGTCTTACCCGATCCCACATTGAGACCGACGCTGGTTCCATTACCGGCAGCAGCGAACACCGCGTCAAGAGAGTCCAGATCAGTGTTGATCTTCGTTCCCCAGGTGTCGGTGCTTGCGCCTACCTCTGGCTTGGTAAGAAGTAGGTTGGTGGTGGTGGTATCAGCCATGATTTACCTCATTGGGTTGTCCAATCCTTGGACGTTGCGCCTACTGGTGTCCAGGTGTCGGTGTTGTCAGAAATTATAGTCCAGCTATCCGTATTTGGGGACTGCACAGTCCATGTGGTGGTAGACGTGCCAGAGTCGGTCCAGGTGTCGGAATTGATTGGCTCCGGCTCCCACTTCAACCGCTGCGTGATGAGGTCTAGTGCGTTTGCAGCTTCAGCAATTGACGCCAAGAACTCCAAGCCTGACAGGTAATCGTCCAGCGCCGATCCTGATTCGGAGAGGCTCGCCACAAAGATACCAACGTTTTCGTAGGCGTCTATGGCTGCCAAAGAGTCAGCAACTTCCACCAAGAATGTCGCCGTCATGGTTGATGAATCAGCCGCAGTTACAGGCTCAGAATTGAATACCGAATATGTGAATGTCGGAAGTAGTGAATCCGATGCAGTCAGCGCCTCCGCTACAGCAACAGAAATATCCAATGCCGCGACACTGGAATCTGACGCTGTGAGCGCTTCGGATACGGCCGCAACTGCTTGCAGTACATTGGTTATCGCATCCGATACGCTCAGTGTCTCTGATACCTGGACAGGTATTGTCAAGATGCAGACTTGCGCGTCTGCTGCGTTTGCACTTTCAGATACAAACGCCAAAAATACAATGGTTCCGTTTTGTGAGTCAGATGCCGTTACAGACTCGCTGGCAAAGGCGACTGCCACTAGGCTGGTGTCTATCGTGTCAGCAGCAGACCCAGACTCCGCAATGCTCGCCACCATCGTGGCAATGTTGGTGAGAACGTCGGACGCTGACAGGGTTTCCGATATGGTCAGGCCAAGCGTTGTTGTTGCTGACTCGGCATCTGCCGCAGACCCTGACTCAGATAGAGACTTGTCGTATCCAAAGCCGCCGATGAGAGACTCGTAGGAGCCGATTCCATACGCTCCGTAGCCGTAGAGGTTACCGCCATAGCCTCCAGAGAAAGCGTAAACAGAGTATAAATTACCACCAAGTGAACTAAATGGCGTTTGGCTAAATGCTGAAATGCCAAACATAATTCATTACTCACTGATTTCCCAAGATGCTTTTGCCTCATCCCATGAGTACATCTTGCCATCAGTCGGATACGCAACAGCGGATACCCACTGGCAATTTTCCTCTTCCAGAACCCAGCTTGGGAATGGTTTTGGAGGGATAAACGCATCGCGAGCTTCATCGTAAGTAAATCCAATGCCAGCGTAATTTTTACGGATACGCCCGTTGTAGCTTGTTTGCTTCCAATCTCCACCAAATAGGCGCTCACAAAAAGCAGCGCCAATGTATTCTTTTTCTACACCATCAACATCTGAAGTGTCCAAGTCACTGACAACAATCACTTGTGCGACTATGCCATTTTCAATTTTTGCAAAATGTGCCATATTAAAACTTCAGAATAACAATACCTGAACCACCAGTGCCGCTGAGTAATGCACTAGCACCATCATTACTAGCGCCACCACCACCACCACCAGTGTTAGCCGTTCCATTTGCTCCCGTGCCAAACGCATTACCTCCAGCGCCACCGCCACCAGAACCTCCTGCACCGCCAGTAGCCCCTGTTATTGAAGTTGGCGCTCCACCGCCTCCACCAGCATACGTTACGCTTGAGCCAGAAATACTTGAGGCTGTTCCCGCGCCTCCAGCGCCCCCAATTGGACCAGATGGGATAGCTCCAGTAGCAGAAGCCCCGCCACCACCACCACCACAATAAGGTGATGCAGTCTGTCCTACAGCTCCATTATTTCCTTGTGATGGTGATGTTGACGGAGTATTTCCTGACCCCGCAGAACTTGCCGATGAAAGTGGATTGCCTGTTGCTCCACCACCAGACCCGCCATTACCAGGTGGCACGATTGCATTAACGCTACTTAATGACCCACCACCGCCGCCACCAGTAGATGTAATAGTGCTAAAAACAGAATTATTTCCATTTGAGCCAGCGGCATTCCTATTAGATGTGCCCGCTCCACCAGCGCCAACAGTAATAGTGTAAGTTGTTCCCGGCGTAACCGCAAAAGAAGCAGCGGTTCTAAATCCTCCAGCGCCACCACCACCACCGACCATTGTTCCACCGCCACCACCACCGCCTACAACAAGATATTCAACAGAAGTAACGCCAGTGGGGGCAGTCCATGTCCCGCTGCTAGTAAAAGTCACAAGAGTAAATTGTTGAGGCCAAGCAGCAGCAGATAATCCTTGCATGACTTCATTAGAGCGCCAAATCCCCGTTGCTCCTCCCACAGTATTGGTTGCCGCAGAAGCCGACAACAATGAACCTTTATATCTAGTAGACATTAGGTAATTGCCTCATACGATGCCGTCAATTCAATTGCGTTAGCTGTTCCAACGGTCACCACAATGGATTGTGCTTCACCAAGATAAAACGCTGTGCTTTTGTCAGCAACCACAATTGACGCATTGACAGGGACAGGCACTTGATAAACCAAACGGTAATTAGTTCCAGCACCAGCCGCAGCACTGTTAATCGCTACCGTAACCAAAGCCACAGAAGATGTGACGTTAGCCGCAACAATGTTGTCTATTTTGTTAACCGTATTAGATGATGGCGTGAGCGCAGTCCAAGTAGTGGCAGACGTAGTGGACGGAATTAGATACGATGTATTTCCGTAAATGGAAATGACATTGACGATATTGGGGTTTGCCATATTGCTCCTTAATAGCCAAAAATCATTGCCATTGCAATAGATTTACCAGTTGTAATTCCACCACCAGCTGTGAATGCATAACTTAAACTATTCCAAGCAGTAGCGCCATCTCCAATTTTTGCCTTGGTTGTGTTGGTTTCTACACCGATTTCTCCAAGAGCTAAAATTGGATTTGCGCTAGTCCATTGTGCAGCAGTGCCATTTCTTAACTGAATTTGAACAGCCATTATGGTGTTCCTCCATTTATTGTTTGTACGCCATCATAGGTAGAACTAGGAATGCCTCCATCCAAATTTGGACTACTATTCCCAATTATGGCTATAGAAGCAGGATATGTACAAAACACATCCTTTATTCCAGCAGAAAAATTTACCAAAGAACCAGAATTGCTAGATGAAAGAACAGTCGTTCTTGACAATGTTGTTCCAGATGCGGTGTATGTCCCTATCCCAACTTCCCACTCTGACGTGCCCTGTCCAGAAATTGAGTAATAGGTAGAGTTATCGTTACCAATGCTAGAAAAAGATTGATAACCACTTGTCGCACCTAAAAGCGTAATAGTACCTGTACCAGTTGTGGTGGTAGTTTCTTTAACTCGGTCAGCGACAACAAGAGCCATCAAAGACTCCTAAAAATCAGCTTGCAACAAGTTCGTTTTCTTTGAAGAAACGCTCTTGTGCCTGGTTTAATTGATCGGTATATTGGACCTTGAACAACAAGGTTGACTCATCATCCACAACTGCTCCGACCACAATCGTGCCGGTCATGGATGTACCCTTGATGGTCACGTTGTCGCCTGTCTTGAACGCCATAGCTGACTCCTTAGACCGACGCGGTATAGGTGACGTTCAAAGTGTCGCCGGACGCGATAGAACGGTTGCCGCCGGTAAAGCTACCAGCAGAGTACAAAATGCCAGCAGTGCCAGATTTAGTGCTGCTGGTGGTTAGAAATGCACCGGCAACTGTGGCTGTGGCGTTGATCGTAAAAGAAGTTGCCGTAGACACTTTAGAGCCAGAAGAAGCAGCGTTCCAGGCTACTGCTGGACGGGTCGAATCGGAGTAAGGCACTGTCTCGCTCCAGCCAGCGTGCGAAGACATGGTGTCACCAGCAGCGTAAGTAGGGGAAGATGCGCCATCAACCAGGCCGATGTACCAGGCTGCAGTGTAAGCAGAACCAGCAAAATACTTGTCCAAAAGGTCATTTTTACCGCCGGTCACCACCAAGTTTTTGATTGGTTGGGACCATTTCAGATTGCCGTCCTTGTCGAAACAAGTCAACTCGTAAGAGCCGGTGATGCCAACGCCTTCATCCATAGATGATTGACGCGAGATTGCTACGCTTGCAGCATCTTGACCATTGATACGCTCTGATTGCATTTTGTTCTCCAAAACTGGGAAAATTTTAACCGAAAGACTTGGCGCGTGACTTCAGAACGCCGCCGCTAGTCGCTCCGCGCTCGTCTGCAATTTGCAGCTCCTCAATACCCCTTTGATACAGGCCAGCCCACACTTGGATTCTTGCGTCATCCTGTAGGTAGGGTGCAGCCTGTAACAAAGAACCGTACAGGTACACATCAGGCGCTTTGGTGAGCAGCCAGTTGGTGGTGTTGGAGTTTGATAGCTTGGCGAGCTTGCTGTAGTAGATCAACTCGCCCGTGTAGCTGGAATCAGGGATAGGGACAACGCGGAGTTGCGACCCGACTACGCCAAAGAACTTAGGCTTACCGCTGGATGTGTACTGAGTCAGCAAGTCATCCAGGCTGTCAATGGTCTCAAACTGCAACGGACTGACCGGGTTTGTGTCCATCTTGAACGTCCGAGCCTCCAGGAAGTCGCCTGGCGTTGCGTTGTACTCGGCGTCGATGGTTGCCGTTGCGCGGGTAATCATCTGGGTGGTGCGCAGAGTGCGCTCCATTTGCGCTTCAGCAAGAGAGACAAAGTCAGTGATGGCAGACGTGAGATCGCTACGGTTGAGCCAGTCGGCCACCGAGGCTTTCAGTTCAGCGTAGGTGCTAAGTGCCATGCTCTTCCTTCTCGATGTCGCGCATCATCCAGGTGTGGTCGTGCTTGAATTCAAACGTCCCGATGTGGCCGATCTCTTTGCTCACGTCGTGGTCTATGTAGATTTTATACCCTGCCGCCTGCGCCTTCCGGCAGAAGAAGATGTCCTCACCGATGTAGCCGCGCTTGTCGGTGCGCCAGGGAGTCTCGAACCACGGCTCTGTCAGCTTCTCAAATCCGTTGCGCTTGATAAGCATCACGCCCATTCCGATGCTGCCAACTTCCTCGATGCCGGTGGACTCAGGCATGGTGTAGACCAGTTCGCGCTCGCCATCAGGGCCATACTTCTGCGCAGTCGGTCCGGTAGGAATGCG